ACAGGATCGCCAGTGCGCCCGTGTTGCGCACTACGATCTCAGGGCTATCGGTGACCCTGACATACACGTCGTACAACGTGCCTTCGGTCAGGGTGACCACGCCGGTCGGGCCAACAAGCGCACGCGCGTAGTACGTCACGGGCGAGGTGCTCGTATCGGTTTCCCAACTCGCCGATTTCCAGTCGCCCGCGATCGGCGACGCACCGGTCACGGGAAACGCCATCTCGAGGTTGTCGAGCGTGGGATCGATGGTCAGACCGTCCTCGACCGCGCCGATGGCAACACGTACGAACTCGGTGCTCAACGCGTCCTGAAAGTGCATCCGTGCCTCCTATTCCTTCGCTGGTCCGATCGTCCATCGACTTCCGAGCGAGCCCGACGTCCACGGGCTGCCGGGCGTACCCGCTGTCCAGGGACTCACTGGCTCGCTCATGTCCCAGTCAGGATTTCGCCGTGCTGTCGTGAACAGCACCATCATGTTGTGCGTCTCGGGCACTGTCAGGCTCTGTGCCCGTGGGTACGCCCGTGGCGGCAGGTCGCTGATGAACGTCGACTCGCCGACGACCATCGCATCCTGACCGATCAGGTGCTGCTTGGTCAGGTCAAGGAATGTGTAATCGCGTGCGCGCAGCGGGCCGCGTGGTGGGCCCTCTGACAACTGGCTCGAATGGCCCGCCGGGAGCTGCTGGTAGATGTACAGCGGCAGCGTCTGGAGCCACGTGTAGTCACGCGCTCGAGCCGCGGCCTTCGGCGGTAGGGCGCTTAGGTCAGAGCCCTTGCCCATCGGCTTGGTTGCGGCTGCATCCAAACCAAGTACGAAGTTGACGCCCGGTTCGTAGAGCGTTGCCGCTCGTGGCGCCGCGTATGGCGGTAGAGCGGTGCTCTGCTTGCCTACCGTCATCGCGTCCTGACTGATCAGGACGAGCTCGAACTTATCGGTCCACGTGTAATCGCGCGCTCTGAGTGGTGCCGGTGAGGGAGCCAGCTCGAACCGTTGCTGGCCCGCATTCATCTGGTCCTGGCCGACCAGCGTCGGGATTAGTTCTTGCGTCCACGTGTAATCACGTGCGCGCAGCGCTGCATGCGCGGGCAGCGAGTCTGTGCTCTGCTGTCCTGGCGGAATGACCTGTACGACGGTCGTCAGGGCAGGTAGATTTATCGGTGGCGCGAACGAGTAATCGCGTGCTCGGAGCGGCCCAATCGCGGGCAGTTCCGTACGCTGCTCACCAACCGGCAGTGCATCCTGACCGATCAGGGTGAGTGGGAACGATGCGGTTACTGAGTAGTCACGTGCACGAAGCGGTGCTGGCGATGGTGCGAGGTCGAACCGTTGCTCGCCGGATGCCATCGCATCCTGGCCGATGAGTGTGAGTGGGAAGGATGCAGTTAGCGAGTAGTCCTGTAGCCGCAGTGGTGGTGCTGGCGGCCGCGCAGTATTTTCGAAACCGGCCGGCGCGATTTCCTGCTCATGCTCCGGCAGGATGCCGTTGGGGAAGTTCGCATCGTAGACCGGATAGCTGAAGGTTCGGGCGAGGAACGCAGCCGGCCGACGTGAATCCGTCGTACTTCCGCCCGGCGGGAAGAACACCTGCTCGGGCAGAATCGTATTGACGAAGTTCGCGTCATAGACCGGATACGAAAAGACCCGAGCCAGGAATGCCGCGGGGCGACGTGTATCTGTCGTCGCCTGACCGACGACCATCGCGTCGGTGCCGAACAGCCAGTTCTCACTGGCATCGATATACGTGAGGAGGTCGACCGAGCGAGGCGCGGCACGTGGCGGCAGTTCGGTACGCTGCTCGCCAGCGACCATCTGGTCCTGCCCGTACAGTTCGGGCAGGGTCGAATTGCCGGAGTTCGCGTCGTAGACCGCGAGTCGATACGCCGGCCGCGTGAACCCGATAGGCCGGCGTGAATCTGTTGTCGATTGCCCTGGCGGTATCGGCTCCGTAACCTGTTCGGGCAGAACATCATTAAGGGAACTGGTGTCGTAGATCGGGTAGCGGAACTCGCGCGCGAGAAACGCCGCAGGCCGACGCGTGTCGAGTGTTGCTTGCCCTGGCGGAAACGCGTCCTTGCCAACAAGCGGACGAGGTGTCCCGTGGACCTGGTCGTATTGCTGGCTGGTCATCGCCAGCCGCGTGGCGCGAGCTACATAGGCTGGCGGGCGCCGCGAGTCAAGCGTGCCCTGGCCCGTAACCATCGCGTCCTTGCCAACGAGAGGACGCGGCGTGCCGTGGACTTGATCGAACTGGTTGGCAATCTGCGCGACCCAGCGCGCCGTTCTGATCAGGTAATGTGGTGGTCGGCGTGAGTCCAGCGTTTGCTGGCCGACAACCATCCGGTCCTTGCCCTGAAGAACCGTGGGCGTGCCACTGACCTGATCAACGTTCTGGCTGATCTGGGCGACCCGCTGCTGACGGTCGTATTGCGAGCCGCGCCAGTAGGCCACTCAGTTATCCCCGATCTCGTCTAGAACGTGACGAGCTTGATCGATTCTGGATACATGGCCGGCCGGTCGCGTTCGACTTTCAATGGCTTGTCTACGAACTGGTACGGCGGCCCGCCCAATACTTTTTCGGCTATGCCCACTACCCCATTCACGAAATTCCAGACCACCATGCCGTGATCGCAATGCCGGACAAGATGCTCGGCATACCAGTCGCGTGTGTCCGCGTCGAACTCAGAGAACGCGTACGCCGAATAAAGGAAGCGGCTCGCCTGGCTACGATCGAGTACCCACGCAAGCGCCAGCTCATCGAGCCCGTTCACCGATTCGGTCGGAAGGTTGAGCACTTCCGCCATCTTCATCTGAACGATGGCCGCCTCGGGCAGGTCAATCATGCTGTACGCGTCGATGTGGATGCTCGGGAACAGATGCGCCAGCCGGTAGACGTACAAGGCGAGGCCACCGTAGCCGCCACCTAACTCGAGGACATGGATCTCGTGCAGACCCAAACTCTCGGCGTGAGTAAACAACCGCATCGCTTGAGACAAGTAACGGAAGTTTGAGGGCGAGCACCAGAAGCCGAGCACCTCGTACAACGCGGTGCCTGGTACGCCGTAGCGGTCGTTCTCACGCACGATCTCAGGCAATACGGCAAGAATGTCAGGCCAGTACGTCTCATACTCAACCCGAACCTGTTCGATGAACTGAAAGCCCTGATTGTGCGTGACGTGTTCGAGGACAACCTGATAGCGCGGGTCTGTCTTGAACGTCCATTCCGAAGGCTGTTGACCGCACGCCTCACGCAGCACCTCGCGATAACTGTTGTAGTTACTGGTCGGACTTGGCGCGACAGTCACACCGGTTGCGCGATTCCGTTCGGCGTCCCGTCAGCCGTTGCCTCGCCGTACCGAAGCGCTTTGTACACCTGCTCCATGTTCACAATGTTCAGCCGAGCCTTGACCTCGTGCCCGATCACCGTGGTCATGTCGAGGTACACCTTGAAGCCGAGCTCGCGAGCGCGATTGCAGAAGTTGTAATCCTCGCTCAGGTTGTTGGTGCCGCCGGCCTCAGGGTCAGGCTCCCAGCCAAAACCGAACAACGGCCAGAATCGCCACGATGCATTGCTATTGCACTCTGGCAGTGTCTCGATCATGGCCGCGATCACTTTGCGGTGAGCCGCGAAAAACCCGGTAGACACGTGGCGCATCTCGCGCGGTTGTTCGTACGGCCCGAACCGTAGCGCTTTCTCGCCGTCGAGCGTGCGGATCGCCAGGTGCGAGGCGTCGCCCGTGGGGTAGGCCGCGGCAATCACATCGTGGCCGTCGCGACAGCGATCGACGATATCGTTCGCGTCCTCGGGATCGAACACGATGTCATCGTCGATCATCAGGAACACGTCGTCAGTCGTCTCGCGGAACCATTGAGAAACTTGAATGGAGCGGGCACGGTTGATGCCCGCCTCACCCCCGGTCTGTTCGCGCCACTGGTTCTGACCAGGGGTCGCGAACAAACGCATGATGCACCGATGGGTCGGCAAGCTGACCGAACGATAGGCACACAGAATGAGCGTTGCGGTGTGAACCTTGACAGAAGCAACGGCCACAACCACCCCGCCGCCACATGTTGCGTGGGGTTCACCAACAGTGCCAGCACCACCACACTTTGTGCATTGCCCAATACTGTCAGACACTAAGTACTGCTTTCAAACGCTCACGCTCCCTACGCCGGATATAGTGTTCGTGCGCCAATGTTCTGGTGCGCTCCGGATCACGCGCATAAGCATCGCGTCGAGCCTGGCGCTGTGCTTCGAGTTGCTCGGGGGTGAGGTTGGCAACTGCGCGTCGCTTATGGTCAGCCTCCCGCTTCTGCTCGGCTCGCGCCTGATCGTAGGCTCGCTTCTGCTCTTTGCGAGTAGCAGCATACTCGCGCATCTGAGCCGCGAGCTTTGGCTTATTGGCTTCGTAGTAGTTGTCCATACACCGTAACCGCACCTCGCGTTGTTCCGATGTTTCCTTTGCATAGACACCGGCCACGCGCTCAGCATTGCAAGCCCGACACCCTCGTTTACCTTTCTTGTTTCGGTATGTGTTGGCGTCGTCGTAAACATGACCTCTGGGGCAATGGGTGATAGCCGCCATGCGTTCGCGCAGGGCCTGGCGGAAAGCATCCTGCGATGCCTTGCTCCAACTACTCCACCCCGGAGGTCTACCCGCAACCAGCGCACTATTGAAGGCAGGCTTGAACGTGTCCAGATATGCCTGCTCTTGAATGAGTAGGTCAGCCTTGGCGCATTCCTCCAGCACGGAGAAAGTGAACGCATCGGCACCGTGTTTCGTCCATGCGCGTTGGAGTCGCGGCGCATGGTGCTTACCGATATTGAGCGCCTTCCGGTGCATATACCACCGACGCTCGATGTCAGCGCTACTCCCGATATAGAAGTGACCCGTGCCGGTTTGCTCAATAACGTAGATCCCACATCTGTTGTCGCGTTTTACCTTGGACATCTGGCTCCCTTGCGAGAGCCAGTATATCACAAAACCGCGCGATTACATGACCTACGCCGGCTCGTAAATGATGTGGGCTCCTGTGAGGCCCGCAGTACCGCCGGTGAAGGCGCTCAGCGACACCTCGCCCAGGGACGCGGTGTTGCCAATCGTGCTCGGCTCCTCGCCCGGAGCTGCCACCCAGCGCACGATGCCGCCAAAGGCGTTGTACGACAGGTTGAGCAGGTGCAAGGTCGCTGACCGCTGCGGGTTCGTGCCTGCAATGGTGAATCCGATCGGCACGACCGACAGGACCGAATGCGTACCGTCAAGAGCGGCCTGCATAGCGCCCGACGTGCTCGACAGGGTGACGCCCAC